CCGACAGAGCAAATTGATGTTTTTCCCACAGGGGTGTTTCGGCCCACACAACTTCTTGAAACTGATCTAAAATGGCTGGCATCCCGTCCCAGAAACTTGCGTACGCCTCAGGTACGTCAACTGTTTCTCGTTTGAGGTAGTGCTCCATACATGAGTGAATTGCAGTCCCTCTCTCGGCTGCAGCTTCCTTCATGCCTGGATTGTTCTTGGACCACATCTCCAACTTTTTCTTGTTGGCTTCCGATGCGGTTTCCGAAATAATTGTCGTTACCGATGGCGCAGGGCCAGTTAGGAACGGTGTGTGGTAATGCCGTTTACCATTTATCGTGACTCGAGCTGGTTTTGAGTTCAGCTCTTCAAATAATTCGGGCTCTTCTGAGTAACGTTTGTACCAAGGTGCGGTCGGAATATCAGCAACAACCATGAAAGATTGTGTATATTCCTTATATTTTAATACTTTTTCTTAAGTTTACGCTAGTCTTTAGGCAGCTAATTGCCTTGGAATGACTTCAAATCTCACCCGTTTTTACCTGGAACCATCACTTGATACAGTTCCTGAAAGCGGTTTGGCATTTGAAGACGTAGAAACCATTGAAGCAAACGAGTACGAAGAATCACTTCGTCAACAATGCATTGAGTACATCCGTATTGATCTGTAATGCGTACCAAAACTCTGGCCATCCTCTCCCTGTGGCGCGACAGTGAGCCATATCTTAAGTACTCCCTAGCTCAATTCGAAGCCATGGAAGAAGCCTTGTTCGAGAAAAATATTAGTCCTGTCTATGCTTTTTTCGAGAATGATTCCCAAGACAAAACCCCACAACTCCTCCAGTCCTGGCTCTCAGAACGCCTTGGTTTCGTCATCTCAGAACGCATTGGTGCTCCCAAGTGGGGAAGTGTTGCATCCATTGAACGTGTTAAGTACCAAGCACGGTACCGAAACATCGCACTTGACTTCATTAATAATTACTACTTTTTTGATTACCTCCTGGTTGCAGACAGTGATGTGCACTGGGAACCATCCCTTATCACTGGAATGATTGATCGCCTTGATGCCAATGAAGATTGGGGAATGGTCTCACCCAATACTGTGCAAAACGTACGTGATTACATTGAGGATACGGACCGCTCTTCTTATTTTGATAGCTGGTCTCTTGTTGATTCCACCGGTCAACAAGCAATGACGTTTGCAGCAAACCCATTTCTTAACGCAGAGGATCGCCAAGCCTGGGACAATAAAGAACCAGTTGCGTGCAATAGTGCATTTGGATCAATTGCCATGATCAAAGACGATGCATTGGCCGATGTGAAATGGTCGGTTATTGATGGTGTGGAGCACTGGGAATTCTGCCGTGGGATCCGAGATAACGATTATCTGGTCATTGCAGACCCCACGCTTCACGCAGAAATCATCCATAAAAAGGAAGTTGTTCCGCACCCCAGTGTCATCGAGTTACACCGCAAACGACTTCAAGAAGCACAGATGGCAACCTTCATCAGTAAGTAGAGGTATCCCACTCCTGACGCAAGTCATGTTCAACCATCTCCTCTACGAGTTGGTTCAACGTAGTCTGAGGTTTCCAATTAAGTTCAATTTGTGCAGCACTTGAGTCACCTAACAGGGTATCAACTTCTGCCGGACGGTAATACTCAGGATTAATACGGATCACGATTTCTCCCAACCTGGGGCAATACCCAACTTCATCTAGACCCTGTCCTTTCCAAACGATAGGAAGATCTGCAGCCTCAAAAGCCATCTCACAGAACTTACGAACACTGGTCTGAATTCCAGATGAGATCACATAATCCTTGGCCTTTGGTTGCTGCAGCATTAAATACATGGCTTCTACATAGTCACGTGCATGACCCCAGTCCCTGCGTGCATCCAAGTTCCCTAATTCAATACAGTCCTGCTTCCCGTGGGTAATACGTGCAACACCCTTCGTAATCTTCCTAGTTACGAACTCTTCTCCCCTCACAGGAGATTCGTGGTTAAAAAGGATGCCGTTACAACCGAACAGGCCGTAGCTTTCCCTGTAATTAACCGTCAGCCAGTACCCAAACAACTTGGCGACACCATACGGACTCCTCGGATAGAAGTACGTTGATTCACACTGCGGCACCTCCTGGACCTTACCAAACATTTCTGATGTAGATGCCTGATAAAACTTAGGCATCTGACCGGCGTTGCGACATGCCTCCAAAATATTGAGGACACCAATAGCATTGATATGTGCCGTGCTCCCTGGTGACTTAAAGCTGACACCAACATGACTCTGGGCAGCCAAGTTGTACACCTCATCTGGGGCAAAGTTATCCACAGCCCGATGCATAGATGTGGCATCCATCATGTCCGAGTATTCAAACTTAATTTTCTCAGGGATGTAGCCATCGAATAAGTACTTCAACTTATTTTTGTTCCCTGGATTTGCATTATTTCTTACCAGGCCAAGGATTTCGTACCCCTTATCAAAAAGCAGACGGGCAAGATATGCACCATCTTGTCCAGTAATTCCAGTAACAATTGCTTTTTTCATGGAAATTATTCTTTATACTGACACTATAACCAGGAATTTACGTGGTGCAGTATGTCGAAATTCAAATGGCCTCTTCAAAAAAACACCATTGGTTTTGAAGAGAAGTTTGCTCTAATCAAATTCATTCTTACTAGTGACCGTTTTACTAACGGTCCTAAGTGTCAGCAATTTGAGGAGGAATGGTCAGCCTGGCAGGGTAGGAAATATTCGTTGTTTGTCAGCAGTGGTTCAACTGCCAATACCCTTCTTCTAGATGCAGTACGGGACTTGTATTTCAGCAAGAACAAAAAGCTGAAGATCCTTTGTCCTGCCGTGAATTGGGCAACCAATATCTCAACGTTTAGGCAGCAAGGTCACTCTATCTTTTTTTACGACATTGATTACACAACCTACAGTCCTACTTTTGAGTCTCTCAAAAGATTGAAAGAGGTTGGCTTTAAACCTGACATTGTGTACGCAACACACATTATGGGGTTTGCCAACAGGTTAAATCAAGTCAAAGAATACTGGCCCGATGCCATTCTCTTGGAAGACTGCTGTGAATCCCATGGTGCACTCACTCCCGACAAAAAGAAAGTCGGCAATGAAGGCACCGGCTCAACCTTCTCTTTTTACTTCGGTCACCACATGACCACAATTGAGGGGGGCATGGTCTGTACGGATGATGTTGATCTGTACAATTTGATGCGTGCCAAGCGTTCTCATGGGATGGCTAGGGAAATGCTCCCCCGCTACCGCAGCCTGGAAGAAGAACTAGCACCTGACATTGACCCCTCTTTCCTCTTTCCAACCGAAGGCTACAACTTCAGAAACACAGAGTTAGGAGCTGTCCTAGGCCTGGTACAACTCAACAAATTAGATCGTTTTATTCAAAAACGTGCTGATAATTACTACAAATTTTTATGGTCAATGGTTGGCCACCCTTGGATTAAATCATTGCCTGCCCCCCTGGGAAATAGTGCAATGACTCTTCCATTCCATTGCAAATCAGAAGAAACCAAAGAACGTCTCAAGGCCAAACTCAATGAAATGGGAATTGAAACACGTCCATTTCTTGTTGGTAATTTATTGAGACAGCCTTTTATGCACGATTACCACCAAGACCCATACCTACCTAATAGCGAAGAGATTCACACAAACTCTTTTTATATTGGCAATAATCATTTTGTTAACGAACATCAAATCCTTTCTATGGCTGCGGAGCTTTACCGATGCGTTGCTTAATCTCTACTATCATTCGCAACCGAGGACCGCACGTTCCAACATGGTGTGATCAATTAGTTTTGCTTGCCAAACACAATCCCGACATTAAGTTTTACTTATCGGTATTTGAGAATGATTCAGAGGACAACACCAAACAAGTCCTTCGTTTAGTAGAAAAAAAATTCCAGAACCATTTTGAGGCCGTAAAAATGACGACCTCTGATTTGGGCTGGCCATACTTTGGTTCAATCAAAGCAGAGGAAAGGGTTCGCTACCTGGCAGAAGCCAGAAACAAAACTCTAGATCAAATGCACACGCTTTACGATCTTGCTTTATTTGACAAGGTTGTATGCGTTGAACCAGACATTTTGTACAGCCCAGAACAAATTAGTCCTCTTTTGTATTCGGATTTAAATATTGCATCTGGTTATAGCATTCTTCCCCATGGGTTTGGTGTACCTGACTGGATTTATGACAGTTGGGCAACACGTATTAATCCAGATGATTCCGAATACCGAGGCCCCAAGGTTTCCGAACTACCCAACCTTCTTCCCGTAGCGTCAACCTTTAATTGCTTTTGTGTTTACAAAGCACTTCCGTTTGCTGAGGGCTTACGTTTCTCAGGTGTGAACCCTCGCACTCTCACCTGGGACTGCGACACCACAAACATCTGTTTTGCATTTGCAGATAGTGGTTATGGAAACATTGGGATGTACAACATTCCGGTGCTACACAAGTTGTCCTGATATGATTAAACCACTACATTTAATTAATGTTTCCCGTATTTACTACAGATCTGAACTATGAAACAATATCAAGATGCAATAGAACAAGGATCACAAGCCCTGGGACAATACGACGCATTGCTTCAAAGCTTAATCCTTTCCAAACAAAATGCAGGAAACAATGTTTATACTGACAACAGCACCGAAACAATCACAGATGGCACTGAGTACGCAAGTCAAGGAATCAGTCAACCAAGCAGCGAACAACTTGCGTGATGCACTTGCATTTGCTGCAAGGTCTGAGCATCCTATTGTCATTTCAACGCTTACCGATTTGTTGATTCGTATTGAGTCACTTGAATCCGTTGAAGATATCATGCGTCAAATGGAAGATAAATCTAAGAACCCTGGCAGCAAACCCCCATTCTTTATGGGTTAAATACTGTTGATTTAAAATAGTTAGTACGGTCAACAGTACTGCGTGTGGCGCAAGACGATAGCAAGTACACAAAGCCAGAACTCCGTGAGCGAATTAAAGATCGCATCATGGCAAGTTCTAAGGGAGGCAAGCCGGGTCAATGGAGCGCAAGACGCTCGCAACTATTAGCTCAGGAATACGAAAAAGCCGGCGGCGGATACAAAGGTGGCAAGGGTGAAAAACAAAAAGATTTAGAAAAGTGGAGCAAAGAAAAATGGAGTACTCGAGAAGAGTATGAAAAAAGATCTAAGGCTAAGTCAGCAGCTAAAAAGTATAAGGAGTCAAAGTAATGGCAGCCGATAAAGCAATTGAGAAAGGACAAACTAAACGCTACCTCCCAGAGAAAGCATGGGCTTCTCTTTCAAAAGAGGAACGCGCCAAGACAGATGCCAAGAAGAAAGCGGGTAGTAAACAAGGCAAGCAGTTTGTTCCCAATACTGAAGCAGCAAAGAAAGCAAGTAAAGCTGCTCGCAAAAAGAAGTGAGTTAAAATTGTAATAGATCCTAAAACATCATGAAAAAGAAAGAAGCTCCTGTTGCTAAAGGCAAAATGAAGCCTGAGATGAAAGGTAAGGCTGCCCCTGCTAAAAGTAAGACTGGTGCTACCGACAAGCAAGCTGCCGCTCGCGACAAGTTTAAAGAGATGATCGCCAAAAAGAAAGAAGCTGCTGCTAAGAAAAAATAGTTATAATCACATTGCTCAACTATCCATTGGATGGGATTCCGAAAGTTGCCGTTCCTGGCTTGAGCAACCAGGAATTTCTGTTATACTAATTTTTGATAGAAACCAGGTCCCTGTGCGCGTTAGGCAAACAGCCTAGAAGGCGACACACCTGGTCCATCTATCCCACAGTCTGAACTTGGCACTTGCCTTGGGAGGACTGTTCAACCACCCCTACTGCTCTGTCGGTAGGGTGCAGCCAACAGGAATGGGCACTGCGTCGATTCTGGTTCGGACCTTTTTCGAACGTTGCTGGTTTGCGTAGGGGATTAGTCCACCTTTGAGCCGGGGACCCATTTGGCAAGCTCGACGGACTATATACGGTTGGCCAACCGCCCTGGACTCTGCAGAGCCTTTGAAGGGAAAGGTACCCCTTACGGATCGCAGGTTAGACCCGTTCAAACACCCATCAAGCCTATCTCTTACCAAGGGTTTATTTGCTATTCGCGAATGACAAATGAATTCGAGATGAAGCTCAAACAGATGGGTCACTCGTCTGTTGCGAACTAACGGATAAGGCGGCTCCCCACTTGGGTACTGGACGCAGTACTTCAGTCAGTGGGTTTTAGCGATGTGGGTTCGAATCCCATGCAGACGACTCTAAATTAAAAACCAATGAATTTTTTTGAAAGGCTATTTGTTGGTTGGTGGTGGTTTGGACAATGCTTTGAAGAATGGTATTGGTGCATGACACATGCAGAAAATAATGGCGGAGATTTTTTCTGTCATCTTTGCAGTGATTATGTAGGATATATCTATTACACAAAGTATGTAAAGCACGCAAAGTAAGTGGCAAACATCTTTGTTATTGCAGATACCCACTTTGGTCACGCCAAAAGTCTTTCTTTTGTTGACCCTAGTGGCTTACCGTTGCGTCCATTCTCTTGCGTAGAAGAGATGGACGAGACCATAGTTATTAACTGGAATAACACCGTGAGTAACCATGACACTGTGTACCACCTAGGTGATGTCGTTATGCCACGACCCAGTCTTAAGGTACTCACCCGTCTGAACGGAAGAAAGATTCTGATTCGTGGCAACCATGATCAGGGTCAGCTTAAAGATTTTTCTCAGTACTTTGAAGATGTACGCGGTGCATTTTTCTTTAAACCAGGCTCTGATTTTCTTGGCGGTCTGATCTTTACGCACATCCCTGTGCACCCTTCTTGTTTATCTGGTCACTACCGAGGGAATGTTCATGGTCATACCCATTGCCATCTTGTGATGGATGGAGATAAACCTGATAAAAAATATTTCAATGCATGTGTAGAACGCAATGATTTTACGCCTGTGTCTATCGACACAGTCAAACAATATTTCAGCGTTTAATTGGCTATACTCTTGGTATTGTCTATTTATAAAATGCACACCCCTGTTGCGTTTGTTTTTTCAGACGATGAACGTCAGCAAGCACTTAAAGAAGGAAAACGTCGTCAACAAGTTAATGAAACAAAAAAACTTAGAGGACGCAATGGTGGTGCATCAATTGGATCAAAAGCATTAGAGATTCATTTACTTGGAGCAGCAGGAGAAATGGCTGTAGCTTCTTATTTAAATTTAAAAGATTTTTTATATTTAGAAACAGAAGCTAACAGAAACAGTTCAGATTTACCTGGTGATATTGATGTTAAAACAAGAAGCAAACATAAATATGATTTAATTATTCAACGAAATGAAAATCCAAATAAACGGTTTGTCTTGGTAACAATCGAGAATAAACAAACACTAATCCATGGCTGGTGCTATGGAAAAGATGGTATGAAAGAGAAATATTGGGCTGACCCTGCACGAGGACGCCCAGCTTATTTTGTACCAAAGAATGTTTTAAAAGATATTTCTACTATGCTGCAATTATTACAAGCTTGAGCACTGAAACAACTAACTATTTTTTATATGGAATTCTAATATCGTAACCAGATTTCGGGTTTAAAATTCCTGTTTTAAGACCCATTTCAATTAAATTAGAACCTAATACGCCACCACCTGCAGCATCAGGATATACATTGCCAAATCCATCTACCTGTTGACGGCCTATTTGTAAATCATCAAATTTATATCTATCTTGGATTGTGTTATTTTTTATGGCAAACCGACCAAGAGAAAGTTGCACCTCTCTTGGCATTACACCGTAAGCAGAATCGTAAAGAACATTTACATTGCCCGGTTGAACAAGATTGTGTCTTTGAATTATGTTTAATCTTTCTTGTTCATTTAATGTTGAGCTGGGAATATTTCCTGTTATTGCATCAAATTGAGTAAGGCCTAAAGATTCACGAAGACTATTTGTTTTCTGTTCATATTGTTTTATTTTTTGCAAATCTTCTGCAGAGGGTTGTCTTTGATTAATTTCAGCTTGATTTAGCAATCTTTTGTTTAAACTGCTGAGTTTATTTTGAGATGTTTCATATTGACGATACAAAGGATTTTCTTGTTTAAAAATTTTATTAACATCCTCTTTTGTTGTATCTATTGCCACTTTCTCATAAGCATTTGAAATTTCATTTAATAAAGGTGCAGGATACACTGTTAATGGTTTGCTTGTTCCTGTTAAATAACGAGCGAACATTGCCTCCTTGGTAGGCAATACGCCAGTTTCAATACCTTTATCAAGCACGGGAATTACGGCTTGATCTCTAATTGCACCTGCTAAACGTCCGGCAATAGGAGCTACGGTTTGCATAGCACGTACAGGAGGAGCAGCAGTACCACCCCCTGGCAACCAACCACCTGCAGCTTTATCTGCTTGTTTATATGCACCCTTTACTTTGTTTAAAAGATTTTGGAAAATATCCATTACCCATTCCTTAATGTGGCCTTAATGAACCAAGCTGCTTTAAAAGCTTGACCAGTAAGGTCAGCAAGATAATTAGCAATATCAATGGCACCGACTTTTTGTGCAATGGGTTCAAGTTTTTTAGCTTTCATACCCAGCTCTTCAAGGTTTTTGTAGTACACCCCAAGCTGCTCTGTTCCTTTGTAGCTAGTGACTTTCTGAATCCCTGGGGAGGCATTAGCAAGACCCATGCCACACATAGGCATAAGATAATCCATACTCCTAATAAACTCAGCAAGTGTATCGAACTGCTCCAGATGTGCTTCGTATTGATCCTTTAAGAATGCATGGACCCCAAAGAAGTTTCCGCCTTCGTAGTTCAAGTGAATTAGGTGGCTCTGGGTCTCAAGTTCTTTTAAGTAAGAACAAAGAGAAATGCACTGCTGAATGAAAGAACCAACATCACCACCTTTAGATTTACCAGGTGTCTTGGGTTTCTCTTGTGGTTGAGGAACCTCTTGTACCACAGAAGCCTGAGGCACAGGAACCGCTTGAGGACCAGGGGTATACATAAGTTTCTATCAGTACTTCTAGTTTATCAGTTATTAACATGTCATCTTGCAACTTCTTCCCAGTCCATTGTTGCCAGAATATCAGCACCTGCATCTTCACTGGCGCATGTCAAGGTTAATTCAAGTGCGGTATTTGTAAGTCCATTGCGTTCAAGCTGAGACTTAAACAACGCTTCTTTTAAGATATCAATAACAGAAGAACCTTGGTTGGAACCGTTAGCAAAACCACTAGCCAAGCCACGTCCAGTACCTTGAGTAAAGCTGGTACCTGTAATGTTGTACTCAACAGCAGAGTCATCACCAGCGGACACCCAACTACCCCCTGTGGTAGTACCACCAATAACTACTTTCCAGTTATAACTTGCATTATTAGTGATACCCATGATTGACAATGCTGTCAAAATAACAATTGCATCAAGAAAATCAGATTTAAGTCGAATAGAAATAACCGGATAAAACGTAGATGCATTGGTTAAATCGTATGGAGTAGCAACAGGAATACCAACAGTAGACTGTGCACCTCTTAGTTCATAACCACCTTCTGACAGTACAGTCGAACAGACTTGCTTTAATGTACTATTGCTAGCGGTAGTACCAAGATTAGTAATTTCATAACGCAACGGCAAAGATGCCGTTGTCATGTAGGTAGAAGTAATTAAGTTTGCATGATGGAATGAATGACAATGAATTAACTTACCATTAATAACAAAACCAGCACGTACTGTACCAAGACCAAGCCATTCAATATCAAACCAAGAGATTTGAGCCTTAGTAATGTCTAATGTAAAACCAGATGGGCCATTACCATCCAACTTGTCTTCATTCCAGCTAGCCTGGGGCACTCGCGTTTCTGCTACTGAACCAGAAACAGAATTACGTTCAACAAAAGCAGGTGTTGCAGTACCGCTAACTTCTAAATAAACACCGTTTGCTACACCAAAATATCCAACACGTTGCCTAAGGTTTGCTTTACCAGAAGCCATAACAAATGTATTCATTACCTGCAGGGACTTCCCTGGCTGATAAGAACACACTTTTGTTGTTTCCCTGGTAACATAAGCACCAGATGTTGTATCAACAGTGAGGTTGACTAAACCTTCACCACTGCTAAACACGTAGGTGCTGTTAACTCCTGTAGCTGTAGCCCACAGTCCATTGTCACGGTAACGATGGCTTGAATCAAAAAGAGTTAAAGGTGATGACGTTCGTAATCTACCGAACGCATCACCTGCTGTTGTTGCTGGTTGAAAATAAACCGTATTACCACTTGCGGTTGTTACTTCAAGTGGTTGGCCGCTACACGTTTGAACTTTAATAACTTCATAGAGATTATGGCTATTAGGATCTCTGTATAACGGCATTGACTTAAAGCATTTTATTTATTCTATTCGAGGCATCTTTGATGTAACTAACTGGCCGTAGTCCCTGGGTTCAGTCACGGGCACATTAATCAAGTCACAGACTTCACACTTGCCCATGTGGTATGTAGCACAGTGTTTAGGTGGACCAGAGTACACACGCCCCTGGTACCACCTACCATACTTCATGCCACACTCATGGCATACCCAATGAATCTTGCGTTTCATAGCGTAAGTTCTTTGAGAATATTTGTATAGTACTGAACTTTTTGTTGATGATACGCCAGTTGTTCTTGCAATACTTCAAGAATTCCTTCTGCAAGACGAGTAAAATCAAGCTGATCTTCTGCACTTACAACAGTGTCCGAAAATTGCTCTACAAATTCTTTATAAACACGTTGTTCAATTAACTGATCAAGAGCTGTTGTTGCGTTGGTAGTGTCGTGCATGTTCTCACGTAATTGTTTTGAATCACCAGCGGCTGCAGTATCAGGATTCCCCAGCCTCCTGGTCGAGTTGTACTCTGAGATCAAATCCGAATCGTTGGGTTTCATGAATAAAATCCTCAATACATTTGCCGTAGCCTTCAATAAAATCATCTGGGTTTGGAACATCTGCATCAGGTGGATACCCAATGTAAGACAACAAACCCAAATCTAAATACCGAAGCACATGCTTTAACATTGCTTCTACTTCTTCTTTGTCCATAACAAAAGGAAGTATCAGACCCACTTTGGCAGTGGGCCTGAAGAATGTCAATTAATTAGTTTGATTTTGAAACGCTTCATACTGTGCAATAGCATCCAACATTTCAAAGTACCGGTCACGCATGATCGGACCAGCCTCCGTAACACAGAAGCGTTCCCATAGGCCGGTGTATGTGTGGTTACTAGGCCGATACACATTGTACAAATGCTCCAGGAAATCAGCCTTTTGCTGTTCTAGTTTAACGCTCCAATTGTTAAGAATTTCCTGGTAGTCAAATGAGTTAGTCATTGATCAGTTTGGTTTGCATGTGGTAAACATCTTGGATCTCAGGACGCAATTCATTAACTGCATCAAAAAGATCATCTTCGACCAAAGCCAAGAGACTATCTAGAGTACGGCCAGTAAATGGGTCATACTCAAGATCCATCTCAAATGAAACTTGAATCGATACAACAGACTTAGGAATGACTTCCATTTCTAGAAGTGTAGAACCCTGCAACAATAGCAGGTTTTTACTTTTCGAGAAGCCGTTCTAAAGAATGCATTTGGTTTTGCTGGTAGTAACCAAGCCGCTCTTGGATGACATGAGTGTAGTTAATGGAAGCATCAACCATCTCTTCTGCCGTCATTGATGAGGCTAGGTTTTCATTGGCAATCATGGCAGCGGTAAGTACTGTAACTTGCCACTCCATCTTGTTACCAATCAACGCAGGAAGGGGGGTGCCACCCTGCGTAAATGAATCAAACAACCGTGTAAGTCCGTCGTCAGTCATGGCACCCTAATCTTTTCTTCAGTTTATTCCCCCTAGTTCTTTCCTTTCATCAGATAAAACCAGTACGCATTCCTGGAATTCATATGAAACCGTTTGCCGCTAAGCAACTTCAGTTTCTTTTCTTCCAGCTCTTGAGCCTTTGCTTCGTTATACGGAAGTGTATCTCCGTTATCACAAAGCATTGCCAACTCAAGATCTACCATCTCAATTTGTAGCTGAAAGTCTTCAACAGCCTGCTCATGACAACGGCACATGATGTGTGCGTCATCAAGATCAGTCGGCGGCTTCAAGTTCTGGTAAAAACTCTTCTGGATATTCGGATGGAAGATTGTCCATTCCTTTAGTGTGGACAATTCGATTCCGCTTGATGTTGTAGTCTTGGCAGATTTTGACGCCTTCGGGGATTCGTTGTCCTTCTTGGTAAGCACTGCGGAGTTTGTCGGCATTTGGAATAATTTCTGTTTTTGTTACCGGTGTAGTAGTGCGTTCAATTTCGTCACCACTCATGGAAGTTACCACAGTTTTTTTGGTTGTGGTAACAGTTTGTTGCAAACAAAATTCGTTGCGATCTGCTTCGTTCCATTCCTCTACAGGAATAGAAATTTCTACAGTCAGCTCACGTTTTTTGCTAAGAACAAACTCATAGTTTTTGCCAGTAATCCTATTGGAATCCAGTGGTGCTGCACGCCGCAGCCAGTTGATAAGCCCCTTGATCTTAGTGACTTGGGACTCGTGGTGCTTACGTGCTGTTACCAAAAGCTCCTGTTCTTTCTTGGCACGCTCTACTGCGTCCTCGTGGTGCGCCCATGCGTAGTACAGCCGATCAATCTTTTCAGACCGAAGGGCAAGGCACTGCTCAAGCTCAGCCTGTGCCAGCTCCTGGGATTCAGAAACCAATAAAGGAATAGAGCGTTCAAGGGCACCATAGTGCTCATACAGTTTAAAGATCGTTAGTTCTTTAAGATTTGTTTTCGTAATTTGAGTCATTGTTTAAAATAAGTTTTTTGATTGTTGATTCAATATTCTTAAGTGCGCGTTTATCACTAGACGTTCGAGACGTAGCAATAATCTTGCCAGAAGAATGTTTAAATATAAGATGACGCTTTTGTCTTAACAATGTAAAGCCGTAAGACTTTGCAAGTTCAACAATGCGCCTGGTTGTATCAGAAGACATTACTGAAGTGTGATTGAATTTTGTTAATTGCATAGGCCAGCAAAGCTCCGCATGCTGTCCAAAGAAGATCTTTGACAACAGGAAGAACAACGCCAAGAATAACTTCAAACATGAGTAGTAATAAATTTGGTTGGCAAGCAGTTTAACGTCATGCTTAGGACGTATAACAAACTATTTGTCTGTTAGTAGTTCTTTGATGTTTTTAATTTCTTCCATCATGTCACCCCGGCTAGGCCCTGGATCCCATGACCGAGCTTTAATTTCATCTGGGTTGTTTTCTTTTTGAATCATGCGTGCTTGCTCATCAGCAGAGTACACACATTCCATAAACAAATCCCAAAGAAACTTATCACTAAACCCTTGAAGGTTAATGCCTTTATTAGAAGCTTCAGTTGTCATAACCGCCAGGCAGTTAAGAATAAACTCAGATTTGCTGCGCAGAAGTTTATAGTACTCACCTTCAGGCAAGCCATAAGTTTCAAAGCTCATCAGACTCATCTCCATTAAGTGCATTAGAAATAGCAACGTTTAAGGCATCAATAATAAACTGTTGTTGTTTTTCTTCTCCAAGGTTATTCCACCACTGGAGATCAGCATCTTCTTCGTCCCATTCAATTTGAATAGTGCCGCCCCCATCTTCTTCTTCAATGAATCGGATGTCTAGTTTAAAGACAGACTCTGGGTCAGTACATTCAAATTGCATTTGAGCTACGTACTCTTTGCCGGTGTTTTCCATGCATTACTCAGTTGTGGAAGTGCAGTCCCAGGAAATGGAATGAACCCGTTGTCTAACATGTTATCAAACAAATCCCAGACATGATGTTGCGTAAAGACTTCTTTTGGTTTGTAAGTACGCCAGGCTTTAAGCGGAGCCATAGAGCCCTGCTTGGTGTATAGAACAAGAAACCGACCTTCATTTGATGTGCCTTCTGGTGGGGCGTACCACCAGGCTACCGCTTGCTCTGCAGTTTGACCACGGCATTGCGACCTGACTTCACTGCGCTTAACAAGGAGTTGACGATATCGCTGCATCCATGTCAAGTGAATGCACCAGGGTTTGTAACCTTCAATCTCAGCCTGGAACTCAGACAGATTATTTAACTGTCGCTGAAATGATCCACAAGAGCAGTACGGACTTGCCTGTAGTTTAGGTACGCTTTCAGCTTCAGTAGTCGAATCAAGTTCAGGAGCATCAAGATCAATGGCCTGATCAATCTCGTGGAAACCATCAGGGGCAACGAGGTGCCCAAGATCAGTTTGATCTGATTGGAGTAAATGAACCAATTTAGCCTGATCTGAAATATGAATGAACTTATCGGCCCACGCACGTTGCATTTGCGCAGCTTGCGAAAGATACCCCAACTTGTGGCTGTAATGCCAACCTTTGAACATGATGTAAGAGTTGTTGCGCCAGATGGATGGTCCACGAAAGTTAGGTCCCAAGTAAGAAAAGAAATCTTTTAAACGATAAGTGAACTGCTGGTACGCAGCTTTAATTAGTTGCCTGTTGTAAGTTTGCTCAGTACCATCGTTACGCACCACGATAACAAGATCATCTCGCAAATAAATGGAAGAGATTTCTGTGTCATCAAAGTCTTGGAACGCACGACGCAGATTGCTTTTGGTGTAGATAAGTTGTTGAGCTTGATTAAGTTGAGTAATTAGTTCAGTCATTTCTTTGGTGTTGAGTTGTATTTGGTGCTTTCGTAAACACCTTTAGCCATTAGGTACGTACCCCAAATGGTAATAGCCCAGCCTGCGGGCGTCCCTAGCATAGCAGCAATTGTGCCAGCGACCAGACCAGTTGTTAGTCCCGTAGCAAATGCTGCTTTATCTTCTGGTTTCATTTGTGTAGTTGTGTGTAGAATTGATTATCCTCCATGGTACTTATGGAAGAGCATTACGTACCTCTTAGCAAGTTTGACATTGAACCATCAATGGATGATTTGTTTTGGGAAGAAAAAATTAAACGTTCAATTCAAGAGTGTAATTCCGTAAGTGCTTTAAAAGAAATGGCGACCCTTTTGGCAAGAATCGCCACACAACGTCAAGCAGTAATTAGAGGGTTAGTCAAAGACATCCACCTATTCAACAATGTGTTGATTGATGCAAATGACATTGCTAACCCCGAACTTAAATCTCAGAAAGAATAATTTTCTCCAGTATCAGGATCTTGTGCAGATGCTAAGAGTTTGACATCTACATCACCACCCCTAGATGCAGGAAGAATTTCTACACCTTCTTTAATTCCATAAGCACCACCAAGTTTTTCAGCATCTTGTTTTGCATGCTGATTAATATAGTCAGCAAACATGTCTTGATACTTCCAAGTTGATTCCCGATCTTCATCAGGAATTGACATTTGATTCAGTGATTCGATTGCTGTTTCTTGGCTGCTGTAATCAGGGATACCAAAAGATTCAATTGCACAGATCTCAACGTTGTTGGCTCCACGCATTTCGTTGGCAAGTACCGGAGCAAATACGGTAGTGGCGTAGAACTTTTCATTGAATGCCAATGGAATCTCAGAGTCCAGTGCTTTGCTTAAGCACTTAGACATCTCCTTTTCATACAGTTTAATCTTGTCAGCAGCATCAGTTCCATTCAGTCCTTTCAAAGTAAGGACCATTGGAATCTTGTGTGCACGCTTGTTATCTTCTGTCAAGATGTAAACAAGATACTTGGTACGCACACTGTACTTACGCTTGTACATCTCACCTTTGCTATTGGCAAGATCAGATGCCGTCTTGTCAGCATCAAACAATTCCTTAACGGCTGGATCATCAAAGGTTCCAATTGTTTGCCTCATTCCCATAGTTTCCTCAACCATGAGGGGAGAACGTAAAAGGATTTGAATGCGAGGCTCAACAAAATTGAGTCCTTCTTCAACTGAAGTGTTGGGAGCCATACCAAAAGTTTGCTTGTAGTTCCAGAAAACTGAACCCTTAGCAAATTGATCTTCAGTGGCGTTCCATCCACAAGTGTCAAGGTCTGAGTTCCGCACGAACCAACCTCGTGTCTTAGACTTATTAAGGGGTTGAATTGTGACGAGGTTTTGGTATCCGGAGACAAACCTTTTGTCTTGAAAAAGTTTGAATGAATCCAGTCCACGAGTAGCGAGAGCAGATGTCTTCTTAGTGGTCATAATCTTTGCAGAAGTTTTAGTAGTAGGTTCAGAGGTTTGTTCAGTATCGGGGTCAGGTTGTCTCAGAGCATCAAGAATAGAAGTCATAATTGCTTGTTGTTGAGTGACAGGCAGTTTAACGTCATGCCCAGGACGTTTAATCAATCAAGACTAATAAGATCGTCTTTAATTTCTGCAAGTTTCTTTTTCATGTCTTTGTGTTCGTCAACAATTTCTTCCATGTATTCAATTACAAAGTCTTTGGCAAACCCACAGCCACACATAAACTGAACAAAAGAATCAATAACACTTGATCCAAGGTCAGCATTAAATGAAACCAAGTAAGTAGTGGAATCATCAATGTGTTTAAATTCGTAGTGGTTGTAAACAGTCATTGAATTCAAAAGGGAACATCTTCGTCAGAACCAACAGAAGCCAGTGCGTAGCCAGGCAGATCAGGAAGAGAGTTTCCAGTCTGTGCACCCCAAGGCTCAGCGATGTCTTCAGCGGTCTTGCCACCCCATAGACTAGCAACACCTGAGTCAGATGCAACAGTAGTCTGGGGTTCAATTGGCCTGGACTCATTGGACCCTTTGGGGGCCAAGGTCATTGATACCAACTGAATTTTGGTTAGGTTCTTTTTCTCTTTGGTTTCTTTATCTACCCAAGAATCAGTAACAAGTTTCCCTTGGATGCTAAGGCCAATACCTTTACGCGTAAAGTTAACAAGCAATTCGGCATTGTTTAACTTATCTTCTGCAGTATTAATTGCATAGAAGTTAAACAGATCCGCTTGATTCCTTCCTGTGTTAACAGAAAGAGTTTGATTGCAGATCATCAATCCATCTGCGGTTGTCTTAAATGCACGTGCATCATCTTGATCAATGTCTTTAACACAGCGACCACTAAGGATCACAGTGTTCAGAATTGGAAATGATGTATCTACTTGAGTAACAATACCGCCTTGCAATGAATAGGTTTTGGAGTTCAGATCATAACGAAGCTTTGAACCATGGATGTAGATCTGTGCACCTGCTGGTACACGAGCAAAACGCTCAGCAGCTTTGCCGTAGATACTAAGTTGAATCGGTGTTGGAGCTTTGTTACCTACAGGTGGAAGCAACAAATTGCACACAGTTGCAAAAGAGTTTTCGCTAATAGCTTTCTCTTTTGGAACCTCAGTAGTTTGAGCGCAAAGAAATGAAAGATTCATTGGATCAGAAGTCAGGTGGTAAGGCAGTTTAGCGTCATGCCTAGGACGAACAATAAATTTTAACAGCTTCTTCGGCTTCTTGTTTGGTTTGAAACATACCAATATAATGGTACACACGTTTTATTGCTGGTCCATAAGCGACCCATTTTTTAGATTTTGTCGAGTAACTAACATATTTAGCTTTATTGTTTAATTTATTTTCAGACGGAGATACTTGTCTTAAATTTTCAATTCGATTATCTGTTTTACATTGATTAATATGATCGATTTGCATTCCTTCAATTAATTCTTTTTTGTGCCATAACCAAATTAAACGATGCAACATATATTCTTTTTTTCTAAAAGTAACTCTTACATAACCATAAGCATTCATAGATCCGGCTTGACTTCCTTCCTTTACTTGTTTAGCAGGAGATTTTTTCCAATATAAATTTCCATCTTTATAATCAAACCATTCTTGTACATCAATGTGTGTCATACCACGTTTTCCCAACTTTTGCATCTCCTTCAATTAAACAACGGAATCCAAAAAATTTACCAGCATTTATAAAAGATTGCAAGCATATTGAAGTAATTGTATTTACATTATCAAAAGGACAACTTAATTCAATTTCATCATGAACAAATGCATTTTGTTGCCAATCAATTCCATACTGATAACCAGTTTCTTTCATTGATTGATGTAAGTTAATGACAACTTGTTTCATAATCAATGCACCAGAAGATTGCAACAGTACATTTAATCCTTTGAAGTCAGAACGGCAATACAAAATACGTTTGTCTAATCCGTATAACCAGCCACGATCTTGAATCATCAAACTGATTTCACTCTTTAATCGTTTAAGTGCGGGCAATCCACGCATGAATGAATTGATTGCATTACTTCCTAGTTGACGCAGAACTTCTTCATCTTTTTCATCCGGATCAATAATAGTTCCAGCCTTTAAAGATCCACATCCATACAAGAGTCCATACAAAAGACGTTTTGAAATGTCCCTAGTAGCAACATTAAACTTCTCTTGATTGTATGTATGGATATCAATGTCCGGATTTGTTACAACAGAGGCATACTCTCCGTCGTCCCAGATGGCAAGGTATCCAGCAAGGCAACGCAACTCAAGTGCTTTAGCGTCAACACCAATAAGAGACCACCCGTCAGGAGCATGGAATAAACTTCGACATTCTTTTCCATACGGGGAGTAAGCAGCAGGGACTTGAGAAATATTTGGATTCCTTGCAGCAGTTCGTCCGGTGATGCAACCGTTAGTAATAAGATCGCCGTGGATACAACCGGTGTCATTGTTGACAAGTTTGAGCCAAGCATTGTTGCCATCAGCAATTTGACCAAGACGTTTCTCAATCAACATATATTCTGCCAACGGTTTAGCTTCTGGATATGGCAATTTCTCAATGACTTCATCATCAAGAATTGGATTACCTTTCTTGGTTAGTTTTTCAGGTTGCCAATTGTACTTTTGTTTTAAACGCTCAACAATTTGTTGCCTGGATCCAGGGTTAAATTCTTCTACACGAATTTTTTCAAATGGTACACCTTTAACGTAGCCACGAGTTTTGTTATTTACTTTTGGAATAAATACTTCTTTATGTTTAATGGGCGGAAAGATTTGTTTTAGGTGTGTTGCAAGTTCCGTTTCTTTTGTTCTGAGACCATCCACCAGATCAAGGCATGCATCAACATCAAAAGGAAAACCTGATCTAATTTGTCTTTCAATTGCCAAAGCAAAGTCATGTTCCAGTTTAAGCGCTGGTTCTGGATAGTTTTGTTTTTGAATGTGCTGGAATAATTTGTAGGTAACTGATACGTCTTGCCTACAGTAGGTCGCCATTTCTTCTGAGTATTCAGAAAAATCTTTGAAGTCAATCTTGTAATCTGATAAACGATAACCCCAAGCTTTAAGCGACGCTGAGCCACACAAGTTCTTTGGAACCTGCGTATATTGTTCTGTGTCAAGTTCATAGAGTTTTTCTTTAGGCCAGATAAGTCGAGTGCAAATGAGTGTGTCGATGATCCGTGTTGTTTCTTCTAAATAAAACGGATACAGTTTGCGGATTACTGGAATGTCATAGAACAAAATGTTGTGCCCTATTAGAACATGACCGCAAGCCAAATGCTCAAGAGCATCGTTAATGCGGTCAGGCCCATAAGTAGTAGTTTTGTTTCTGTAGATATCATGGATGACAATGCAGTGAATCTTAGTGACCTTGTCATAAAGATTATCAGATTCAATATCAAACACCAGCCAACGCTCAGTGTCTGAATTTGCCTTCATCGCAAACGTAGAGTTTTTCACTGGCGAGGTCTGGGGCATTGTCATTAATCCAATCCAAG